AAAGCATGATTGGTTCGTCAACAGATGGATCAATACAATAGTTCATGGCATAAAAGTAATTTTGATAATTACCTTTTTTAAGCAATATGCCGGTTATGACATGGAAATAAAAAACCCGCATAGAAATGCAGGCTAAAATATTGCTATGACAAAAAACTATTTTTCATCTTTTTTACCACCGATGTTTAATATTTTTTGCTTTTCATCAGCGGGCATTTCATTATAGAATTTTTTTACAGCAGTTACAACGATCTCGCTTTCGCTCTCTCCCGTGTAATTGGCGTGAGCTTTGGCAAGTCTTGAGTAAAGTGGAGGCAGGTAAGCCCTGATCGAATTGGCGACAGTTTTTTGTTTGTCCATTTTAGTCAGTTTTGTAATATTCAACCATTAAAGATTTTCCGGAAAAAATTTTTTCTTTTCTTATTTCAATCGTATCTAAATAAAATTCCTTTTCTGCTGTTTGTTCGCCATAGGTTTTTTTAACCCACGCTTTCAACATATCGAAGTAAGCCGAATTTAATACCACTGCCTTTATCGGCATATTAAACTTCCTTTCGTGAATGATGCAGGCCGCTACCATATCTATTGCGAGGTTGCCTTGTCTTTGATAATTATTTAGATCAATTGATTTCATTTAAAAAGCTTTTGATATTTGAATTGAAGAAGGATTACCAATTTGCCCGATAGTTACGCTTACAATCGTGAATTTGGCAAGTATTCCAGTACCGGTATTACCCGCATCGCCCTGTAATCTGACAACGTAGCTCGCATTGCCTGATCCGTCCAAAGTGAATGAAAAAGTATTATTATTAAAAACCTGAGAACTATTTACCAGAACTTGTCCTGCATCATTAGAATTGACAATGTATGTCTGCACTACCACCACTGCTCCTGCTGCTCCACTGATATTTTGTGTTTCCTGATAGTAAGAGGGATTCCCGCTTGTAGAAGTTGATGTTCCATATTTTGCAGGAGTTCCGGAAGTTCCGCCCGGGTCCAATGCTTCATAATATCTTTTGATCATTTAAAATTGTTTTAAAGTATAGGAAACTTCATCATTACCAATATCATTTTTTCCGAGATAAACAAGGTATAAAAGATTGTTAGCTGATGCTACCCCTGCTAAATTTCCTGAATCCCTGATAATGGTTGCACCTGATGGCGTATTAATGGTAAGTGTAAGCCCTGCACCAAATGTCCATTTCAAACGTTGTACCGCTCCGGGAACTGCATTTGTAAAATCAAAATTGATGGTAACGCTTGACGTTGCAGATTGAAAGAAAATTGCCTTATCCTGCTCAAATGTAACAGTATAAGAAGCGGGCATACTGGCAACCACCATACTATTTAATCCGATCACGGTTAGTACTAACGATGCAAAATCAAATATTCCGGATCCGCTCACTCCTGAACTGAAATTAATAGATCTGATATTATGCACATTTCGAGAAGTGGCGTCGGTGAAAACAACCGGGTCAGCATTTGTCGTATATTGTGTCACGACAATATTTGCTACTGCAACTTGTCCTGCAGCAGCTGTAAATGTAGCGGCTGGAACTAAATAAATCTCACCATTATAATAAACGGCACCGGCACTAATAATGTAATTTAAACCGCTTCCTGAATTTACACACCCATAAAGCAGATAACCTACATTTGCCACCGCTTTATTTCCCAATAAATTATTACCTAAGGCTGTTAATGCTTCCTGGTAGGCGAATTGCAAAAAATCAATCGTTCCTTCTTTTACTGGAAATTGATTGGTGGAGCTTACTGAACTTAAATCTAATTTTTTCATTTTAATAAGTTTGGATTTTATAAGTGATTCCTGCAGGCATATACTGATCAATAAAATTTCTGAAAATATTGTCTTTTCCTCCCTGAGCTGAATATACCGCCGATGGAATATTCACCGTAGAATCTATGCGGCTGGACACTCCGTCGGAAAGACCTACAAATTCAGAAGAGCCAATCGTTGATACTGTGCTGCTTTTATCTTCTGTTAAACCAATAATAAATATTGGCGCAGAATATGGATTGGTGTTAATGAAGATATCGCTAGTATTCGGCGGCTGCCTGAAAACTCTGTTATACTCTTTATTCAATGCATATTCCAATACCAGCTTTTGACCGTTATACAAAAGCCTTTCCTGCAATCCAATGAAATTATCCTGAACCAATTCCCAATTAGCTGTTGTTGGCGCACCTGTATTATTGTTTATCAGGCTGCTGTAAACTTTTTTATTATAAATAACCTGGTCCAGATAATTATAAGTCCCAGGCGCATAAATGGGACAGGTAGCGCCGCCATAATATGAACCGAAAAACAAATCTCTTATCCATTGCAATGGATTCAGTAATGATTGAAGCGTAGCAACATTGTTGGTGTATCGCTTATCCGGAGGTAACTGTTCAACGGCAATTGGATTAAAATTTACATCATAAATCATTCAACTATGAAATTTAAACTGTCACTAAAAGTTTCCCCTGAGGTTGTTTCCTGCGCAATGTACCCAGCTATCGTTACCCACTTTCTCTGAATAACCTGTGAGTTTAGGATCAGATAAGTACCGGCAGAGAATGGATCAGTATCTTGTCTGGCAATTACATTCTTAAGCACTACGTCATTAACGCCAGGGACCGCTTTCATAATTCCCTCCAAATCGCTCATTTCAACATCTCCATTAAAATTGTTTACCGCAATTAATGAAAACCAATTCACTATTGCAGCAATCATGGTAGATTGAATCACAGATGCATATTGTCCCTGATAATAAATATCGGCGTTGATATAGATTTTGTCCGGATTTAACGAGATAATAGAATAAATAATTCCGGTTACTCCGATTTCATTAATATAACCTTGGGCGGATGCTATCTGTGAACTATTAAGAGCAACAAAAGGGTTCCCCGTCGCTACTTTTATTTTAACCTGGTTAGCAATGGTGCTGGTTACAGAGCAGGCGCTAATAATTCTTAATGTGGTATCAACTACAGGATATTGAGGAACGGTATTAATCAGCTGTATAACCTGGGGATTCGTGGCGCTGTACTGAAATTGAAACATTTTTGCCTGAATCCAAGCTGGTGAAGCAGCCGAACTTTGACTGGCCGTTGTTTCAAGTGACAATTTTAATGTATCCATTAATTGTTCAAGCGTTGCACAACAGGTTGCAAAAGCAAAACACAGCACTCTTAAAATATTTCTTTTACTCCATTTTGTTGGATCAACAGTTATTCCCACTGATAATAAATTAGCAGTTAAAACGGTTGTTATCTGGTTCTGAATGTCTGCGACTGATCGGGCCATATTAATAGTTTTGGGTTGGTATTATAAATTCAGGATTAGGATCAGGAACCGGCACTGGAACTCCTCCATCCACTATGCTTGCATCTAAATTCGGATTGGCAGTTTCATCATAATTGTTTAAAGCAGGATCAAAAGGAGAACCTTTACTATCAGTAAAATTGGTCGAAAACTCGAGAATATAATGATACAGGTTATCATGATCATAATCCTGTTCTTCGTTTACACAATTTAATGGACCACAAGCTGTCGGACAATATTGGGATAAATTTAAAAGTACAGTATCTCTTATATCAAAAATTGACAAATCTTGTTCAAGCGTTCCATCCTGGTTATAAAAATCATGTATCAAATGAATTCTTATTCCAAGATCTGATGAGCGAAATCCTAAGCCAATAATCTCATAAATTGCCGGACTTACCACTTCAACAAATGCAGCAGGGCGGGGCCATGTATAATCTTTGCCGTCCCTGATATTCTTTAATTGGTTATTCCAGATTCTGGCAAATAAGCCCACTGATTGCAGATCAGCATTGGTAACTGAAATAGCAGTTAGTTTTGTTAGTATGTCTTGTATCGGTTGCTTAATGCCGGCCATTGTTATTTTGTTTGCCAGATTTTATTTACAATTTCAGTGATCTTATCTTTTTGCATTTTAGTTAATTGCTCCGTTTGTCCGATAAAACGTCTTTCCGGCATATGCTTTCCTCCTTCATTAATTACTTCAGCATAGGGCAGATCAACCAACATTCTTACCCTGTCGCTACTTATTTGCGCTGTTCGCTCCATAGAGCTTACGGCTCTTCTTAGCGTTCCTCCTCTTTTTTTATAGCCGGAGCCAATTAATATGGGCTGTGTTCTTCTTTGAAGACCTTTTGTTTTTGGATATTTATAAGCCTTCGTTCCGGGCGTTCTTCTCTGAACTTCCGGCCACTGACTTCCATTCCATCCTTGCTTTTTAAATGAACCAAGAAAATAATTTTGTGCCTGATTGGCGAGTAATACAAGGGTTTCCCGCTTGTAACGGGAAAGCATTTTATTTACTTCTTCAAAATTAAATTTCGTTGGCATTTTATTTTAATCTTTTCCGGGTACAGGTAACCCAAAATTTGTTTTTGCAAAATCCCTGTCTTTCTTTTCTACCTCAAAATATGGATGATCCGGTTTAAAAACATAGCCGTCTTTTCCGGGATTCATCTGAAATTCCTTAGGAACGTCATCTTTTGAACTTACTATCTTTTCATAATCTTCATCACTGGAAACTCCGAAACTATCTTCTTCCTGCCTTAATACACATTCACAATTAAAATGTAAAAGAGGACTAAGCCAATCCCATACAGGATCATCAGCCGGTGCAGAAAATCCTTCGTACGGAGCACATTCAGGACAAGGACTTCCGTTGGTATCGAAAACCAGGATGGGAAGTATATCAGCATTCCTTTCAATTTCATTCCATTTCACAGCCATTGCGGCTTGTCCTTTTGCTGTCTGATATTCAGACAGCCCATAAGCTTCATTCCATGTACTGAAAGTTTCTTTTCCTAATTTGCTAAAATCTGATGCACTTACCATATCACCATTTTCATCAAACATCAAAGAACTTATTTCCTTTATTTCCTGGAAACATTTAGCGGCACTGAACATATACACATTGTCCCTTAATTCCGTTAATAATTCTAAATCTTTCCCTTCCGCCTCTTCAAGTGTACTGCCGAATCCCTTATACAGCCCGTCTTTTATATAATTTGCTGTGGCGTAATAAAGATCTTCAGGAATATCATATTCTGTAATCACTCCTTCCCTGATCCCCGTTAATAGTTCCTGGATTTGTTCATCGCTATAATTAAATTCTGAACTCATCCTTTTAATCTTCTTTTCAGTTTTTGGTCATAAGTTTCTACCATCATTTTTCTTACCTCTTCTTCACTCATTTTTTCGGTTTCCGAAACTTTTTTAATTCCATATAAGTTCACAAGCCTTTGCCATTGAATAGCCGTTCTTACCCGACTGTTAACTCCAAAAGCTCTTTCAAATCTGTATTTATTTTCAAGAAATAATTTTGGATTATTCAATAGTGATTCCCGAAGATTATTATAATCCTTTTTATGGCGCCTGGCTTTAAACCACGCTTTAATTTTTTGGAGCATGATTATATATTTTTTGCAAACGGTTTTTGATAGAAGGTGAAAATGAAGGAACGGCAGAAGAAACAGGTATACCTGTTTGAGAGGTGAAATAATCTCCATCCATTGTCAGGCCAGCCTGGTTCAATTTTACTGCCTGATCAATGATTAGATTATTTGTTTCCATGATCTCTGCGTCGTTCTTCATCACGGCACAGGTATCGTCCGGGATATTAAACCCCAGCGCTCTCATATTTTTCATCAATCCGTTATTCACAATATTGGAAATAAAAGAACCGTCTTTGGTTTGTTTATCCTCCATGGCTTTTTCTGCAGGGCTTTTTACAGCTCCTTTCCCGGAACTGTTGCCGAGCTTTCCAGGGATGCTGTCAATAGCATCTGCATGCCCTAAAATAATTTTGCTTATTTTCTTTTCAAGCCTTTGCTCCAGATTATCATAACCCTGGAAACCTGTTCCTCCCAATGCTGTTTCTAAAAATGTTATCGCATCTTCAGGATCAATCATAGCCCAGCCTGCAGATCCCATCTGGGCTATTGCCGCTGCAAATTCAGCGCGTTCTGCTTCATCTGTTTTGGTAGTCTTGCCCACGCGATATGGCTGTGAATAGAGTTCAACAAAGTCTCCATTAAATCCAAGCAAATTGCGAAGGAAAATTTCATAAAGTCCGACCTTGTAAAGAAGACCGTAGCCGCTTTTTGACGTAGCAATATCATTGTAGGTTTTTATATAAACGTGCCAGTTTTTATAAGGCTCTTCTAAAAAAAGCGCTCCTGATATGGAGTAAGTAAAGTTGGTGACATTAAGGCGATCCGGAGATACGTTCCATCTTTTTATTAAATCAATATTTGGAAATTCATCGTTTACGATATCTCCAAGAGAGATAAGGCTGTACCCAAAAAAAATGCTATCGAGAGCGTAATTTAGAAATTGATTGAACCAGTCTTTATTTTGCGATTGACCTTTTACCGTCTGCATAAATAAATCTGTGGTAGACTGATCTGTTTTCCCTTTGCTATCTACAAACTCCCATTTTCTTAGTAGCGTTAAATCTTTCCTTCGTTCCATACAGGCATAAACATGCCCGTTATTTATGGTGTCAATGTAAAGTTTCTGTGCTTTTACGCGATGAGGAAACCAGACGTTTTCAGACTCCGTCATCACATCCCGCCACGTCATCACATCCTGCCTGGTTCTTTGTAATTGAACCGGAGCAATATAGTTGGCAAGATTCTTCTTTAGATTATTAGAGGTTACTTGTTTACGGGAAAATGGATTTAAAGAAGTTACAAGTTGCTGAATGTTATTTGCCATTTGTTGTTTTTGGTTTCATAAGAAATCAGTATTGATTGATCAGTTTTACATTGCCGCCGAATCTTATTCTGCTTCCACTGGAAGGTTGTATGATTGATAATTCAGGTGTTATATCATCACCAATGGTTGCAGCCTGCAGCCATCCCAGAGCGCAATAGGTAGGATATAATACACGTTGGCCTCTTGTTTCTCTGTCTTCATGATTACCCATATATCTCATAATTCTTAGATCCGGAATATTTCTTGGTGCAATTCTGCAATGAAGATGGTATAAGATAATATCGACACAAATCATTACAAGTTTCTGATCCCTGTTATCTCCTAATGTCCAAAAAGTTGTGTTTGATAATTGAGTATTTATGGCTACTGAGTACGGTACGCCGTTTCCCCAATAAGTTACTCCATTAGTTGTATCATCAGGGAAAATGTTTGCTACAACAGAATCAACAGAAACACCGATCTCTAATTGTGCGGCATGATCTAAAATAGGGGATGCTATTTTGCATGTGTAGGTATTATTTTTCCAAAATACCTGATTTCCCACTGCATAGATCTGCTGATAATTAAATTTAGGTTTCGGAAGTTGCGCATAATAAATAGTGTATTGAGCACCAAGTAATGTCCAGTGCGCGGCGTTAAATGCTTCCGCAATAGTAATAGCCGTACTGCATGAATAAACATTTCCGGCTTGTAAAGTTAGCGCTGCTAATGCATATGTCTTGGTTGCATCATAAGCGACAGCATTCAGATAAACGGTTTGTCCTGCATTATAGCTTTTGGTAGGATCCCATGTTACTGTTGGCTTAAAAGTATCTGCCACATCATACTTTTGCTTTAGATAGGAAACACACTCCTCAACGGAAGCCAATTGAATAGAGTCTAAGATGGATTGATTACTACCGATAATTTGTTGCAGATTGTCGGTTTGGATTTGCTTGTTATAATCTCCGTAGAAGATAAAACTATCCATTAATATTATTTGCCTGTAAAAGTAAAGAATTTCTTTACTTCTTTGAAAATATTTTTTATAGATTAAAAAACAATGTAAAAAATTATTTATTTATTCTTTCTCTTTTATAAGCACAAGGGTATAATAAGCAGGCTGATTCATATTATCTGAGGGCGCAATAAATTTTTTTATTGGATTGTACATATCCACCTGGATATAATTATCTCCTTCATATTTTGTTGAACTTAAAAACTTAAGTCCATTTATTTCGGGTAATTGCGAATGGATGGATCTTAATTGAGCGGTGTCCGGGATTGCCCATCCTGTATTATTCTTCTCAATAGTTAAGCAAGAATCAATAGTATAAGTTTTATTGAATTCCATTACGTGATAAGTTTTTCCTAAACTATTGAATGTTTTAGTTTGTGCAAATAAAGAATTGCTAAACAATAAGGAAAAAAGTATAATTGTTTTCATTTTTTTTAAGCAATATAATCTAATATGTGTTTTTAGAAAAATTCTTACCGACAACCGGCGCAAAGATTTTATTGCCACGCTGATATCTTTCATATTCTTCGGCAAAAGTATTCGCTAAAAAATAACGGGTTAAATCAACGAAATGGCCATAAGGCTGATAGGAAATTTTGGTGATTGGATTTGTAACTGCTTTTTTATCAATTTTACCGTTCTTGTCTTCTTTGGTATTTTCAAAATCTAAAATAGCTTTTCTGCATTTAATATTTACGCCAAAGGACATTCCCGGCACGGCTCCCTCTAAAATTGAATTGAAAAAATCTGCCGACATTCTAACTGAAGGATTTGATTTCGTTGTTTTTCTTTCTGGTTTAAATTGAGAGAGCCCATTCATAATGAGCCTGAACATATCATCTCCTTTTTCAAGTTTTACATCTTCTTTCTGGCTGGTTGCATCACCGCCAATGTAAACCCGTTCAGCATGTCCCCATTCTATTAATTTTCTTGAAATTTCTCGACACATCCAGCTAATTTTATTGTTAGGGTTTTCGGCTGCAATGATATCAATTAGCCTTGGACTTTTTAAATCTCTGCCAACCTGAAAAAAACCGCATGGAAAATAAGGATTCACGTTTTCGTCAAAATATAAGTAAATCGCCTGTCGGGAATCATAAGGGTAGTTACCGGCATGAGTTTCACTTCTCCAACATTTTAGGAATTCACCGCCAAAAACTGTTTTGCCCCATTCTCCCAGTACATTTACTTTATAACTGTTAGCGTTTTTTGTGGCAAGACCTTCATATTCAGCAATTAAATTCTCATCACGATAACCATAAGAACCGTCCGGAGAACCACATACCCAATAATTATCCAGATAGGTTGTTTTTATTAAAATTACTTTCCCGCAGCTAGAAATTTTTACAAAAGAATTTTCTGATGGGAGTTTTCCGAATTTATCGGTTTCGGTGAATTCATACATATCTACCAGGTCGGTTTTTACCCAGCTATTCGAATCTACGGGATTCCAGCTTGCGAATATTTTTTGACCCTCGATACCGCGCAATGATAAATTAAACTGCTCGAATTCTGTTTGTTGAAATTGGTTCAACTCATCTAAATAAACATATTTGTAAGATTCAAGGCCTTTTGCTTTTTCAGGATCATCCAAGCCTTTTAATACGATTTCAGATATTCCATTTCCTGCCGATGTGCACAAATATCTTCTGTCTTGTTTTTCAAATGCTGGATGAAGATATTGATTGTCAATCGCCAGGTTAAAACTTTTCTTTAAGGTTGTGGGAATTATTACGGATTCTTTTCTGTAAGCAATTGAATTAGCTTGTTTGACATAACACTCTTTTACAAGTAGCTGGCAAATAGAAACAGTCTTTGCAGAAGATTTACCACCATAAATAAGCACTGTTCGGATCGAAGTATCCTTAATAATCTGGTTTAAAATAAAATAAAGTGGATTGTACCACTTTTTATTTAACCTAATCATTACTCATAAGTTTCATCTTCTAAATCTTTCCCCAATTTTATTCGGATTGGCTGTCCCTCTTTGCCGGATATTTCGAGTTTCTTTGCCGGCTCCAATTGCTCCAATAAAATAATTTTATTTTCCACCATCATCGTTGCCCTAATGCCATCCGGCGTTCCCTTATAGCGTGCTAACAGTGATCGTTTCAGTTTTTTCAGCGACTCAACCTTTTGTTTTCTTTTGTGCTCGATCAGCATGTCGCGGTCAAGCGTCCACCTTTTGCGTGCTTCTTTGATATACCGCTGCGCCTGGCGTTCCTCTACTCCCCATTGACTGTTTATTTGAACAATGATATCAGAGGCGGCATAGTCCTCTAATATCCATTCCTGAACAATGCGAATGCGTTTCTCATATTCAAGTTTACTTAGCAGCGGCATTTGCTTTCTTGCTTTTTGGTTTTGGCTTTGATTTTTTTACAGAGGATTTCTTAACCTCCCTGATCTCTTGATTATCATCATCCGGAATTTCCACGACAGGAACAGGAATCGGCGGAGCAACTTTTACATTTGGAAAAAGAGCATTGATAATGTCAATGATATCAGATTGTTCCTGCATCACGGCGCGAACAGCTTTTGCCTCAATCTCGCGCATCATTTTTACTTCATTGGAAATGTTGTCAAGCGGCGTTGAATGCAATGAATTTAGAACGCTAAACCTGCCGTTCATTCTTCTTTGAATCATGTCGATAAGAAGTTGTGCGGTTTCTGTCATGATCACCATTTTTTGTTGCAGCTCCATAATTTTGATTTAGAGCAACAAATTAATTAAAATATTATGAACCGGTACGGTGGCTACCGTCAGGCGCCACCGCTTTGTTTTTTCAGTGGTTTTTATTCGGGTAAAAACCTCTCAAAAATCTTTTTTATAAAAGAAAAAAATACATCTTAAATCCCATCTGTTAATCAATAACGGACATTGCAATATTGGGTTGATTATTCAACTCTTGCAAGTATTTTTCCACCTTTATTTCTGGAAATTCTTCTTTTATTTTCTTCGGATCACCTTTGTAAAAAACCAATACATTCTGATGCATTTTTCCAACTTTTCTGCTGTTTTCAAATTGCCTTCCTACTCGAATAGGAAGCGAGCCGGCCACGTTGATCAGTATGATCTCGTTGTACAACCGGCAATCAGAATCTCTTTGAAAAGCTTTGATCGTATCGCTCACGAAATTTCTGTAAAACCCTTTATCATCCCGGATGTCGCCAACAACGAAACATGCAAAACGATTGTCTTTTAATTTACCTAAAGACTTGATAATAATTTCCTCATAAACCTCAATGAATTTTTCATAAGACATGTTGCTCAGGTCAGCCGGATCATCGCTGTATTGTTCTAGATCATGATACGGAGGGCAGGAGAAAACGAAATCAGCAAAAACTTCCATTTCATAAAGTAGTTTACTACTGTCGCCTGTAAGCCACGTTGGCGTACTACTCAGGGAAAGTTTACTTGCCTGTTCCCTGTTTGCCCGAACCTGGTCTTCTCTTAAATCAATTCCATAATAGGGGCATCCAAGTATTCCGGCCACAATTCCTCTTACAGATCCTCCGGCAAACGGATCCAGAATCGTTCCCTTTTCGGGACAAAACCACCGGTAACAGATTTCAGTCAATACCGGATCAAACACACTGGCGCCTTCATAAATGTGCATCTTCCTTCGCTTTGCTTCCGCAATGATCTCGTCCCATTCCGGCTCCCTTCCTAATGAATTGCGCATGTTATTTCGTAGCTCATATACCGCAGATGATTGTCCGCTTTTTGCGATCAGCTCAATATCTTCTCTCGATTCCTGGCTGTTGAATAACTGATGCCATATTTTTTTGCGGTCTTGCCAATATCCCTGGCGACTGTCAAAGATGCTAAACGGAGGAATGACGAATTTATCAGTGAGGGATTGCGGGTTGAAAGTGTTCAAACCTTCTTTAAACATGTTGTCAAAGTCAAGCATATCAAATTCCGGAAGATCTATCGTCATTTTCATTTCTTCCCGGCTGATATCATACATTTCAATGAAGTCGAACAAGCCTTGTTGGGTGATTTTTGCATAAATGGATGAATAAATCAATACCAGTTCCGCGGCTTCTTTTTTGTTAGCACAATCGATGAATGTTGCCGGCAGTAAATCAGGAACATAGTTGCCTTCCTGCACCAAAATTTCAAGAATATTGGTCCGGTGTTTTCCGTCCAAACAGAAAATGTCACCTGTTGACGGTTCCTGCCAAACATAAAAAGGTTGTGTAAATTGGTTGGAAAGAATGGAAGTCTTTAATTTGTTTTTTGCTTCCGAGCCAAACTCCTTAAAGGTTTCCTGCTGAATGAACTTTAATTTCCGCCATTCGATCAGTTCTGTTTTGATTACACGTGAAGTTAGCGTGGCTGTCTCCATTATCCGTCATGTTGTGACATCAAAAGTAAAGAATTTCTTTACCAAAACATCAAATAATAAAAATATGTTTATATGAAAACTTTTGGCACAATTATTATGAAAAATAGAAAACCCATTTTATGAACATAATTACAGCTCAGCTAACTTCCTTGTCGCCATTATTATCAAAAGACCCCATTCCAAAGCGTGAATTTGTACAGAAAGCACACACATTCACGAAAAGAAGAGGCGTTGTCAATCTTCTTGAGATGATTGAATTCAATGAAGCTTTTCTTCTGGGAGATGAAATAGTGTTGAAGTAAAGCAACAGATCTTTTTATTTTAATTCATCATACTCCGTCTTGCATTTATGGCTTGTTATTAATCTTATCAACCAATGGTTGAATTAGTTCCCTTGCTTCTTTGATGTACTTTTTTTTGATCTGAAAGGCAACCGGTGTTTTCTTTTCTTCATTCGGCAATTTTTGGCGACCAGAATTATTCCGTTGGCCTCCGTTATATTTTCTTAAATCTGTTTTCATTTCTTAAAACTTATTAGTTTAAAGGTTTTCGTCTTCCCGCTCATCTGCCAGTCGATCTTCCTCTCTTTCCTGCAAGGCTAAAAAATTCCAGCAATCGGTTAATATTTCTTCAATTTCTTCATCAGTATTGGGTTTATCATCTTCATCAAGCCATTGAAGATCTGTTTGATTGGCCACCCAATCTTCAAAGCTGCTGAAAAAACTTACGGCATAATTAAAGCGAACAAATAAACGCGGATGGGTTAATTTAATTATAGCTACTTCGCCCGGATAGAGGAGCAAATTATCAGCACAATAAAAGCCATGATAACGTTCCGGATCATCTTCTTTTCTTAATTTATAATCTTCCTGATCAGGAGGCTGTGTGGCCGAGAAATAAGGCTTTATTTCAAGAGCTTGGCAGATTCTTAAATGAAGGTCAATATCCCATGCAAACCTTCCGGTTTCGATTCCTTTTACTGTATTGACTGTAATATCAAGCTGTTTTGCCAGGTACTCTTCCTTGTGGCCCATTTCTTCGCGACGTTCTTTAAAAAACATCCCCAGTTGTTGGCGAGCGGATTTAATTTTATCGTTCATTTAAATTTTGTTTTTTTCCATTAAATCGTATGAATGAATTGATTCCAAGATAAACCGCTTACTTTTTTTGCTTCCGCAACTTCTGCAGGGGCAGGATGAATGCAACCCAATTGTTTCCAAGCAAATAAAGTTGTGTCACAACCATTCGCTTTCAAATCTTTAATTTTATTTTTCAAATCAATTACTGAGTATTTTTTAAACATCTCCTTAGCAGATTCAATCAATTCTTCCTGGCTTAGACATTCTGATAAAATTATCAAAATTTGTTGTCTGGTGGAATACGGAAGCCTTGCAATTTCTTCTCCCATTTCTTTATTTTTCAATTTTGCTACTTTCTCATTTTTATTCCATTCGCCATCTTTTAGTAAAAGGATAAGTATTGAATTTTCTTCTTCTGATAGATTTTTGATCATTTTAACGGAAGCTTTCACGATAGCTTTCTCTTTCTTTTCTTCTGCTGTTTTTCTTAATTCAATTTCTTTTACCCTGGTAATTTCTTCGTCATAAATTTCAGAAGAAAATTCGGAAGCTTTTGGTTCATCCCATCCATAATATTTTCTGCCGGAAAATAATTTAGCACAATCAAATTCTGTCGGGTCGCAAGCTGTAAAATTACGCGGGCAGTTGGCTTCAGATCCTTCGTAAACGTCAAGTACTTTGTAATTTCTTTTTTTACCGTAACTACCGCTGTAATCATGATCCCAGGCGTAGTAAAATCCGCGAACTGTTGAAGTTTCTTTTCTTACTTCTTCAGCTTTGATTTCTGATTCTATTTCAGAAACCTGGTCCCATTTTGCAGCACAATCCTCGATATTTTCTTCAGTAAAAAAGAATGTTCTTCCCATTGTGCTTTTTCCACTTGCTTTATAAAATCCGGCATGATGCCATTCTGGTTCACAGCCATTTAATAATTTATAACCATATACTAATTCCTTGGCAAGAATCTTTTTGCCTAATTTTTTTGAGAGGATTTTTGCGGCTTCACCGGCTGTGAATTTTTCCTGAGATGCGTAGTAATGTCTTTCGCTAACGTAATTGTTTGAAAGACCGATTTGATTTGCTAATGCCATTTTATTTTGCGACTTTATTTTTCTTTATGCTCCTGCTCCGGAGCCATTTGCATTATAATAAAATTTGATAGAGTAAAAGTACAATTAATAATTGAAATAATAAAATCTTTTTTCAATTATTTAAAAAAAAATAAAAAAAAAGTAAAAATACTCGAAACTGTTTTCCGTTATTTTATTTTTAAAAAAGTTTTGTACAATATCTGAATCCCTGGAATCCTTTCAACGCCCTTTTAAAAGAACATTTTAAAATAGGGCCGGAAAGAACGATGTGGTTCCAATCAATTATTTTTTCTACTCCATCGGCTGAATATCCAAATACATCTTTCGGGTTACGTTTATATCCGCCGGAATAAACTTTTGCCCACAACCTGTTTAGAACAATGATATAAACAATGTCCACTTCCATTGCCGGAAGATTGGAACATTTGTGCATCCAATAAGCTCCTTCTTCATGCGTGTTCATTGATTCAATAAAGGTTGTAAGAAACAATTTTGCGCCACCTTGCTCTTGCATCATCTCTTTTCCAAATGTGATCACTATTCCTTCAGGAATAATGTTGGGGTCTTTAGAATATCCGTTTGCGGTGATCATTTTATTTTTTGTTTGAGTTTCATTGCGCAATGACTGCATAAATTTTCTTCCTCCCACCAACAAGGGCCAAAATCCGGATGAACGCAAGCGTCTTCACCGGTACAGCCACATTGTAAACAGATCTCCGGTTCAAAATTCCAAAGGCCAAGGGAACCCTTAACCGGGTAATGGTGGTCTTTGAAAGAAACAGGATCAGAAAGCAGCCAGCCGTAACGAGCTGGAGAATAATCTCCGAAAGCCAATTCCTGTTCAGTAATTACATGCGTAATATTATCAGTTGAATCCGTGGAAAATTCATTTCCGAAAAAACAAAATTGGCTTTCTACGGTACTTTTCAAATCTACCTTCCCGATAATAGCGCCGAATGGAAGATTTTTATAGGACGGTAGATTTAACTCTGAAAACTCCTGCTGAAAATCAAGCATCAAATCTCTGCAATAAGTTTTTTTACTGGCACTTGCATGAATTAAAATTGGTCCGCGAAACTTTGTGTTCCAGGAACGTGTTTCAATTTTTTTTGCACCGATGACAACTAATGTCGCCCAAGGTTGGAGTAGTGAGATTACTTTCATATTTTTATTAAAATTTAAATTATGGACTGCAATTTTTTTAGTTATCATTGGACACAAATAAGTGGCAAGGAAATTTTGGACCAGGGAGAGGGTTATTATTTTACCTCCCTTCCTGATTACGATGTTGCGGATATAAAAGAACAAACAAAAACAGTTTTTGATCTGCATCCTGCATCAGTAATTACTATTCAAAATGTTCAGCCAATATCAAAAGAACTTTTCGAACAGAAAACAGGAAAACCTTTCTTTTTATAATCAAAATCCAAACGTCAACATCGCTGCATCTCTGCCGTGCTCATTAGTTGTTTCCCTCCATCCCGTGATCATGCAAAATTTCTTTGCATCCAGTTTCGTTTTATTATCTTTTGGCGCCACCATTTCAAAGGCAACTCCCAGGTCAGTAAGAAAATCTTCCCAAACTTTTGCATCACGCTTCACTGATCCGGCGCCTTGCAGCTGCTCCCTTCCCGATTTTCCAAACCAGGTTCTTTTCCTGGCATCTTCCACGCGGATAAAACACTTTTCTTCTTTAGCGGAGAAAACAGAAACAAATTCCATTGCTTTATGAATGGCCACGGTTTGAATGATTTCAAATTTTTTTAATTTCCGGTCCCAAACAGCAATGCCAGTGTTCACACCGGTATCAACTCCAATGATGTAGCGATATTTATTCATAGAAAGAAAGTTTCAGATTATTTGTTTGCTTGCTGTGAAAGATTTACTTTTCTTTTAAGTTCTTTGGCATTAGAAACATACATCATGGCTAAATTTAACCCCGCCTCAACATCTTCACCGTTGCCTTTCTTTTCCTTTACATGAATTAGCATCTGGATTGCCTTTTCAACATTTATTTTCCCTTTGCGTGTCATCTTGTTTTTATTTATTTTGTGAAACTTCTTCTAATATTTCATAAACTATTCCTACTAATTCATTTACGGTTTCTGATACGCAACTTTTTTCATCAGGAATTGACATTTTTAATTGTACTTCAATTTCCATTTCTATTTCTGCAAGATCAAGGCTATCAATGCCTAATTCATCGAAGGGACTTTCAGGGGTTACCCTCTCAAATCCTTTTTCTTCGATAATGTTTTTTACTGTTTCAAATACTTGTTCTTTTGTCATTTTTGTTTTTATTTATGTGGTTAAATCGTTCCTTTTATTTCACAAATACATAAACTATGGTGGCATTTTGGACATTCTTCAAAAGAAGGTGCTGTTATTTCTTCATCAACTTCTTTTTGTTGGGGTTGTGAATAAAGTTTAAATTGTTGATACATTTCTCCACTTGTTAATCTAAACGGATCGGCTTCTTCATCATGAAGATTCCATAATCCGGTGTCCTCATCAAACCACGCTTTATCATTCGTATAAATAGCAAATTCAATAGCATCATTAACACCTACATTATCTTTCCTTTCGTTCTTTTCTAAATATTTTAAAGCCGCTTCAATAAAGAAATTCAATCGTTGCCAATCTGGTTGGTCGTTTTCAATATTTGGGAACAAAATTTTAAATTGCTCCTCTTGCCATTTTTTTTCAGATTCAACAGGCGACCATTCTAAAGGAAGTTTATCTTTCCTTTCATTTACAAGTCGTTCTTTAAAAGCTGAAAATTTATCAGAAAATTGAATCCACAAATTACCCACATCTTTACCTTTACGCCTTGTATAGTAATCGTAAATATCATCGAGATAGATATTTAACTCTTTAAATTCCTGTTCGAATTCTTGTGCTGTTATTTTACCAGGTTTCATAATATTTATTTTTTGTTCGTTTACTATCTTTTGTTCGTCCACTACAAAACATCCAGCAATTTTTCCAAAGCCTCCTTTGCTTTTTTTATTTCCGGCAGCCGTTGTTTCAATCGCATGATCTTATAAAGTCGCCCTGCCTTTTCATACACGTTTTCAATCTTCACATCAGGAAACTCATTTATCAGTTGTTCGGCAATAATGTTGATCAGTTCTCTATCTTTCATCTCAGCAACCTCTTTCTTTAAAATATTTTGTCCATAGCTGCCATCCATCAGCTGTATAAAATCCCCAATGTCTTTTCCGCTTTCCCATTATTACCAGCGTTACGGCTTTCTTTCCATTTACCAGCTCCACACGGTGCCGGTGTGTGGCTTTCCTGAATAAGATCATGCCTGGCCACATTCTCTTTTTTCCTTTCACCGTTTCTTCAAAATATCCACGCCATAGAATAATTGAAACAAACGGCCATGGATGATCATGGTGTTCATCTGCGTCCGACCTGTGGAAAATATGAAGGCACACCTGGAAGTTTTTGGTATCTATCAAAGTATATCTCACCAGGTACTTGCTGTCATAATCTCCGCGGCTTTCGCACCCGTAAATGATTTTTATTTTCATAAATGCAGTTTTTTAAAACAACACAGCATTCAGTCTGCCGTTTGCGATTTTTTCAAGGACTTAATAGCTTTATCTACCAATCGTTGGTATTGCTTATTAATAGCTTCTATTTTTACAGGGGTTGGATGAATTCCTTTCTCTTGTAAATCTTCTTCAAAATTCTGCTCATATTCACCTATATCATCTGACAAATGATAATCAGGGTCGGTAGCACCAATTACACAATCAATAGTATGATCCAGTTGCTTTTGGGCAATTTCATTAGCTATTTTTTGATTAAATCTGTTCATGATTTTTTGTTTTTGATAAATCTTAATTAAATAATATTTTAAAAAGGTGCCTCATCCGCATCATTCTCAACATCATAATAATTTTTTGGCGCCGGAAGATCTTTTACAGCTTTCCAGTTCCCCGCCTGGGTAGGAAACAATTCTTCTATCTTTTCAAACAACTGAATCTCATTTTTAAAATTCAATTCCTCAGTTTTCAATACGCCATTCCTTTGCTTGGCAATCCTGATTTTTCTTTTCCCGCTAATGGCAGGATCTTTATCCTTATCTTCATCACTTGGTCCCCACAGCATCATGATCACATCTGCATCCTGTTCCACAGCACCACTTTCACGAATAGCA